ACGATCGCCTTCTGCTCCTGCAGGCGGAGAAGATTCGCCCTGGCGTCGGCGACCGCGACCTGGGCGGCGGCGGCGCCGCGATGGTCGCCGGCGTCGAGGAAGGCGTGCATCTGCGCCTGGGCGTGATCGGAGGCGCGCTGCGCCGCCTCGATCGCGGCCGACACCATGTGGACGTTGGCGCGGCCGATCTGGGTTTCCGCTTGCGCGGCGCGGGCCATGGCCTCGCGCGCGGCGCCCTCGGCCCGGCGGGTGGCGTCACGGCTCTGATCGAGCTGGCGGCGCAGCTCGGCGGCTGGATCTTCACGGCTGACTGGGGCGCGCTCGCCTTCGCGCGGCGGCCGGGGCGGCGCCTGGGGCGCGGCCAGCTCGCCGGCGCGGCGCTGCTGCTGCTGGTGCAGCGTCTCCTTCGCCGGCGGGTTCTCCACGGTCGGCGGCTCCTTGGGGCCGCCGAGGACGATGTCGGCCGCCGGCGGCAGCGGAGCTTCGTCGCCGTCAGAGAAGTAGGAAACTTGATCGGGGTCGGACGATTCGCGGGCCATCAGTACACCTCGTCGGGTCCATCGAGGACCATCTTGATCGCGACGTCAGTGACCAATCGGCAGTCGCGCTTGCCGATTTGACAACGCATGCCGTCGCTCGGGCGGTAGACGACCCACTGGCCGGGCTCGGCCTTGAAGCCGTAGAACTTGGCTGGACCGTCATCGATGAAGGCGCGCGGACCGACTTTCAGCACCAGCCCGACGCGGCCCTGGTAGCGGTCCTCGTCGACATGGCTGTCGGGCAGCTCGACGCCGCCGAGGGTGCGGGTCGCCGGGCGCACGTAGAGCGCCAGCAGGACGTATTGGTTGACCGGGTGGATCTTGTCGATCGGTCCAACCTCACGCCAAATCGCCGCATCAGGCGGTTCGTCGTGCTGCACCCTCATGCTGGCGAGCAAAGCCATCGGGCCTCCTGTCGTCGTCGTTGTTGATGTCCTTGATCATCTCAAGGACGTCCGAGAGGCCGCGTAGGTAGCCGGCGCGGTCGCGGTACATCGGATAGTCGGCGAGCTGGCCGCTGATCAGCGGCCCGAGATAGGCCTCGCGCTTCGCATCGATGCGCTTCACCAGCTCGCGGCCGAGCAGATTCGAGAGCGCGTCCATCAGACGACCTCGTCGTCGCCGGCGAGCTGGCTGGCGTGAAGGGCGAAGCGGAGCGCGTCGAGGATCTCGCCCGGCCCGGCGTCGTGGGTGGCGTTGAAGTTGAGCCGCAAGCCGTCGAGCGAGATGAGGCACCCGAAGGCTTTCCAATCGGGATTGAGATCGCAGACGTCGGCGAGATCGCGGAGCGCGTCGCCGAGGTCGGTCGGCGCCTTCTCGCTCATGGATTGTTCAATTCCCAGAGCATCCGCATCGCCGCGAGCCGGGCGCCGGCGTCGTGGCCCTGGCTGGAGTTCCTGATGATCTCGCGCAGCACGGATTTGATCAGCTCGAGGTCGTCATCCTTGGTGGTGGTCGATTCTGAGGTCATCGGTAGCGTTGCCTCCTGCGCCGGGTGACGGCGATGTAGCGCTGCTGCAGGACGATGAAGCCGCGCGAGCTGCGGGCCCAGCCCTTCATGAGCCGGTTCACGAGCGCGCCTCGCGCCTCGCCTTTTCCAGTCGGCCGAGCCCGCCGCCGGACCCGGCCTCCTGTTTCACGCTCGCTTGCGCGCGCGTGCCGCCCTTGCCGAAGTCATGGGTCCCGCCCTTGCCGAAGTTTTTGTGGCCATCGGCCATCGGCGGGCGTTTTGAGGTCTGCGGCCCATCAGAAAAGCCGACGCGCCCACCCCGCTTTCGAAGGCCGGGAGGAATGCCAGGAGGCGGCGCGCCGGCCGCCCCCATGGGCGCTCCGCCGGAGGGCATGACGTTGATGTTGGCGCCAGGAGCGCCGCCCGGCGGCATCATCCCTGGCGGAGGCATGGGGGGACGCTGCGGCGGGGGCATCGGCGGCGGCATCATCGGTGGCGGCATCGGAGGACCGCCCGGTGCGCCGCCGCCGCCGCCCTGCGGCGCGACCACGACATTGACCACGGTTTTACCCTTGGTCTTGCCGCCGCGCGCGAAACCGGCGCGTCCGCCGGTGGCGAGCTTCTTGACCTTGGCGCCCGGCCGATCGGCGTGAATCTTCTGCGCCAGCGCGCCGGGCGGAACGTCTTTCGGCGAGTCGGAAAGCTGCTCCTTCTCGGTCCGCAGCGTGCGGTGGAGCGCGCCGGAGACAGGACCGCCGGTCGCGCGGCCGACCCTACCGCCCATCGCGCGACCGGCTCGCCCGAGGTGGGCTTTGACGGCGCCGCCCTTGGCGAATTGCGAGGAATCATGCGCCGCGCGCCGGCCCCAGTCGTCCGACGCGGTGTCCTTGTCGCTGTCGACGCCGGGCGAGCCGGCGCTCAACTCCATCTTTTTGAGCTTGTCGCGAGTGAAGTCCTTGGGCGAGCCAGCCATGGCTAACGCCTCCCGAACAAGAACAGCCTCGGGGGCGACATTTAGACTGGTTTTTCGCGGCGCGCTAGCGGATGAACCACTCGTAGGCGACGGCGACGCCGAGGAGGAGCGCGACCGCCCAGAGCATCAGCTCAAACCTGAGCGGCAGCATGGCGGGCTTCCGCCTTCAGCTCCCAGTCGCTCTTGGGGCGTCCTCGCCAGAGCCACAGGAACATCGGCGGCGCGACCGGGCCGATGAAAGCCGGGTCGGGCCGCCAGAGGGCCTCCAGCTCAGCGGCGGTGCGCGGCGGCGCGGACTTGCGAGTGGTCTTGGAGCGGCTCGGGGACTTCGGCCTCTTGCTCGGCGGTCCAGGCGTCATGCGGCCCTGGCTCCTGCGGCCCATAGTTGAGGGCGAGCCAGTTCTCGCGCGTCAGCCGATAGCCCTTTTCGAGCATGCGCTTGAGCGTCGGGCTCTCGGCCGCATAGGGCGCCCAGCGGGGATCGTTGTGGCTCCAAGTCATGATCCAGTTCTATCACGGTCTTTGCACGGCGTGCAAGTCACTCCTCGGCCTCCTCGGCGGTCGCGTCGCCAGTCATCCAGCGCGGCGGCTTGATGCCGAGGCCGCCGATGATCCGCTGCTGCACTTCGGGCTGGCTCAAGTCGCCGGCGGCGTGCCGGCCCCAGAGATCGTTGATGCCGGCGGCGAAGCCGGGGTTGCGCTTCATCTCCGGCGAATAGAGGCCGCGCAAGGCCTCCCAGGTGATCGACTGCATCTGGCGCGGCAGGAGGCCGCGCTCCTCGGCCGCCTGCCGGTAGGCGTCGGCATAGGCGCCATACAGGCCTCGAGCGCCAGTGATCGAGTTCTTGGAGCCGGAGCTGCCGAGGCCTTTCGACACCAGATCGCTCGAGCCGCCGAGCGGCTGCAGAAGGCCGCCGGCGATGGCGTGGGTGTCGATGGTGACGTCGCCCTGGTCGGAGTTCGGGGCGACGATGTTGTTGTAGAAATTCCTCACTTTGTGCGCGCCGCTCATCGCTGCGCTGATCGTCGGCATGTCGGTGGCGCGATAGGCGGAGATGGCGTTGGCGCTGCGGTCCATCGGCCCGAGCACGGCTTGCGTCGGCGAGCCATCCTTGTTGCGCAAGAGGCCGTCCATGCCGCCCTCCGGCGTCATCAGCGGCGTGTCCTTGTTGGGGTTGTGGACCTGATCGTACATGCGCACGAAATGCGCCGCCTCCCACGGGTCGTCGATCTGCGATAGGGGCGTGCCGAGCGAGGTCCGGAACGGCGCATGCTTGCCGAGCACGTCCAGCATGTCAGTCTCGGCGTCGGTGCCCGCCTTGCCGGCGGCATATTGGCGGCCCCAGTCGTACATCTCCGGCGACATGATCGTGTCGCCCTGGTCGCGCAGGATGCTGGCGATTCGCTGGGCCATGGCGACGTTCTGATCCCAGGCCGTGTTCGGCGACATTGCGGCGAGCGTGCCGGCGGCGTTCTGGACCGGGATGCCGTGATCGTCCGACATGCCCTGCGCGACCGCATGGGCCCCGTCGTACCAGAGCTGCGAGCGGTCGCGGATCTCCGGCGGGACCGCATCGTGGAGCGCCAGCAAGTTCGATTTGACGTGGCCGATCAGCGCCTGATGGACCTCGTCGTCGCTCATGCCCGGCGTGGTCGCCACCTGGGGCATGTTGGCGCGGACATAGCGGGCGTTGGTCGCCTTCTGGGTTGGGCTCAAGGCGTCCATGTTGATGATCCCATCGCCGGTCTGATGCGCCATCGGCTTAAGGTCGGCGGCGGTCGGAATGCGAGTGGCGATGCGCAGCTCGGGGAAGGCGTCCTGGGCCATCTCGCCGGCGCGGCCGAGGCCGGCGGGCAGAACCGGCATGGCGCCCAGCGCGCTCATCGCCATGCTGCCGTAATCGCCCTGCGCTGCGGACCGTCCGGCCTGGGCGGCCGAGGTGACTTGCGAGGCCCCCGGCAGATATTCGGCCGCGAGACGGCCGGTGTAGCCCAGGCGCTCCGCGCCGGTGGTTGGCACGCCGTAGCTTTCGGCGAGATTGCTCACGCCCTGCTCGATGTCCTCGGGCACCGTGGTCTGGCGCGGCCCGATCGATTCCTGCGGTTGGGTGGCGGCGAATGGCAGCGAGCGCGCGGTCAGCGGATGACTCGAGTCCGTCGTCGCAGCGATATGGCCAGCGAAGCCGGGGTGCCCGCCGTTGAACGGGTCGCCGTCGACCGGGGTCGCCTGCCAGCTCGCCGCGTCGTCGCTGCCGAAATCGGTCACGCCGCCATCGGCGACTCCTGGGTGGCCTTGATTGAACGGATCGCCGTCAACCGGGGTGAGGTCAGTCGGCACGGCGCTCGACCCGGAAATATTGGCCGGTCTTCGGGTGCTTCACGTAGTGGTTGCCGTCGCGAGCGCGGCGCGCGAGCCCGTAGGGCGTCTTGAGGAATGGCTCGACTTTGCCGCCGGCGGCTTTGCCCGCGCGGCTGGGCGCCGGCGGCGGCTTCATCGCCGCCATGCCCATTTGCAATTGTTGATCGGCGCCCTGGCTCGCCATGTCGTGCTGCTGCTGCTGGCCCTGCAGGCCAGCCTCGTGGCTCTGGGTGGTCGCCTGGGTGCGGGCCTCGTGCTGCTGCTGCCCGGCCTGCATCGTCTGTTCGTGGATCTGGGTGGCGGCGTTCATGCGCATCTCGTGCGCCTGATCGGCCGCCTGCTGCTGAGCGTCGCGCTGGCGATCGAGGTGGCCCTTGACCTGATCGGAGAGCAGCTTCTGCGAGCCGGCGACCTTGTCGTGCATGAGCTGGGTGTCGGCGACCAACTTCTCCTTCTGGATGCCGGCATTGGCGACCGCGAGCTTGGTCGACTGATCGCGGGCCCGGCTCTGGTCCTCGATGCCGGCGTTCTGAATCGTGTGCTGCAGCTCCTGCGCCTTGGTTTGCGAATCCATCATGTCGGCCTGGGCCGACAACATCGCCGCCTGCGCCTTGGGGTCCGGCGGCGGGCCAGGGGTTGGGTTGTTGTTCAAGAACTGATCGGGATGGGAGAAGCCGATGCCGCGAATGCAGACGGTGCGGACCTGGGTGACGTTGAAGGCGGTCGGATCGTCTTTGGCCATCTGGTAGAGGGCGGCGTTGCGCAGCATGCGTTGCAGGTGCGACGCGGTGTTGGGGTCGGCGCGGGTGACGATCTCGTAAGTGTTGATCGCCTCGAAGAACGTCTCTTCATCGACGATCGAGGCCCGGCGGTTCGAGCGCCACATGGCGGCTGGATCTTCGCGGAAGCGCTCGATCAGGAGCTGCAGCTCGTCCGACTGCGCGGCGCACAAGCGCTTGTGGGTCGCCATCAACGGCTTGATCGCCTGCTCGATCAAGGCCAGCGTGGTGCCGACCGGGGCGTCCTGGCGGCCCTCGCCGACCATCACGTCCGCAGTGCCGCCGAGCGACTTGCCGCTCGACTCGAGCTGGCCGACGAAGCCGACGAACACCGGGTCCGGCGACTTGTAGGGCATGCCCATGGCGACTTGCTGAATCGGCAGGCCGCCGGTTTCGATTTCGGCCGCCCCTCCCGGCGGAACGCGGAAGATGTTATTGTTCTGGCGACCAGCGCCTTTCGCGACGAGCAGCCCTGGAAAATTGGCGAACATGCCCGCATCAATGAACTCGCGCCACGCGGCGGTGATGCCGTTCGTCAAGTTGCCGAGCAGATGCGAGAGGCCGATGCCGTAGAAGCCGAAGCCGCGAATGAACGGGAACTGCACGAAGTGGGTCTTCGGCAGGCAGAGTTCGTCGTCCTGCGCCCAGTTGCGTCGAATCTCGACCACTTGGCGCGTCTCTTTGACGATGGTCACCTTGTACGGGATCTCTAGGCCGTCGACCTCGCCCTTGGTTTCGTGCTCGTAGCCGGGGATGTCGAGTTCGCAATAGCATTCGTACATCTCGTAATCGCGGTCTTCGCGCTCGGCCCCTTCGTTCTTGCGCACCCCGGAGATGGTTTCGGTCTGCAGCTCCGGCGGGGTCTTTTCCGGCCAACCGGGCTCGCCGAGTTCGATGTCGGCGTAGGCGCCGACGAGCTGCATGCGCCGGATCATCGACTTGCGCATGAAGGTGCGGTGGGTGATGCGGCCGGCGTCGTAGAGCGAGGTCGCGTTGTTGCGGACGATCAGGTCTTCGCCATAGACGGCTCTTGAGACGGGGCGTTTCAAGATCGGATCGTGGTAAATCTTCTTGAACACGCAGCCGTCGAGGCCGACGCGCGGCAGCATGGCGTCAGTGTCGGGGAGCCAGGGCTTATCGACGGACGTCAGATAGTGGTTGAGATCCTTTTCCAGCGCGTCGGCGAGCACATCGAGTTCGGGCGTGATGCCCGAGACGTCCTCGGCCACTTTGGCCGGCCCATCGGTCGGACAGAGTTCGGCGAAAGCGTTGGCGCCGAATCGAATCACCGCTTCGGCGAGCAGCGTCGCCTGAACTTGTGACTGGCCCTCGAGCGGCGCTGTTCCGTCCGCAGCTCCCGTGGAGAGCATCGCCTCGATCTTCAGGCCCATGAGCTTGATGCCGCGCGCCCGCGTGTCGAGCCATTCGGAGCGCGAACGGTTGTCCTGTTCGATCAGGGTGAGCAGCTCGTCGGCGATGTGGCCGAGTTCCGTCTCGGGCAATTCCTCGGCGAGGTTTTCATCGAAGCGGTCGGAGCGCCGGCGCGAGGTGCGCGGCGGGCCGATGTAGACGACCACGCCGCCATCGGCGGTTTCGATCTTGGTCGCTTTGCTCGGCTCGATCGGGGATTGATCGCCGCTGAGATCGATGTCGCGCGGCAGGAACGGCTGCGCGACCGCGTCGTCAGGGGGCTCGCCGTCGCTGCGCGAATAAGCGAGCCGAATCGAGCCGAGGCCGGGCACTGATCAACCTCTCAGGCGCGCTTTGTTGCGCGCTTGGCCTGGGCGGTGGCGACGGAATCATAGGGCTCACCGGCGGCGATCGTCGCCGACACCGCCGCCGTCGAACCGGTCACCGCGACGTCGATGGTGGCGACGATCGTTCCGGCGGTCATGGTGATGGTGGTGTCGCCGATCACGACCGAGGTCACGGTCGCCAGGGTGTCGTCGGCCGGGTCGACGAGGACGGTGGCGACGCCTTCGTCGCTCGACGCCCAGGTGATGGCCACGCCCTCGGGCGCGGCGGTCGGGGCGTCCTGGGCGTCGTAGAAGGTGGCGGTCAGATCGACCAGCTGACCGATGGGCAGGTTCATGGCTTCGACTCCGGCTGTTGTGAATGGCCGGCACTCCCGGCCGAGAGAACGCTGATGACCGCGCGCACGGCGCCGCCGGAGGGCGGCGCATAGTCGCTCGCCAGCATGACCGGATTGGCGGTGAAATAGGCTTCTGCGTCGGTGAACGGCAGCGGCACGATGCAGATGCAAGGCTGGTTCGACCAGCGTCCGTAGACGAACGGCTGGCTCGGATCGGCGACATAGAGCATCCGCTCGCCGGAATAGAACAGCTGCGCGGCGGTCGCCGGATTGAGCGGTTCGTTGGCCATCTTTAGTCCGCCAGGACGAAATCTTGCTTGGCGAGGTCGGCGACCGCCTCGTCGGTGGCGGCGAAGGCGATCCCCAGTTGGTCGCCGACCCGGACGATGGTCACCCAGTTCTTCGGATCATCGCCCTTGTGGACGAGCTTGGTGCCGGCGCGCAGCAGCTGCTCGACCTCCTTCGGATCGATCGACGGCTTCTCCGGCGGCTGTCCGGTGTCGTGCTGCGCCCGTTCGGCGGCGTCGGCGGCGCCGGCTTCTCCGGCGTTCCGGTTCGGCTCGTCGTAATGCGATGGCTTCTTGCTCATGGCTCGCTCTCCCAGGTCTGCGCTTTGACGGCCCACATTTGCGCGCCTTGCGCTTCGGTGATGGCGACCGAGGCGAGGCGGGCCTTCTCGCGATCGTCATTTTCGTTCGCCGCGTTGCGCAGCGCGTTCATCTTGTCGATGACCTGGGCGTAGAGAAGCTTGATCGCCTCGACCTCGGAATCGCCGGATGGATTGAATCTGAGCCCGACCGCCTTCTGGCCAAAAGTCAGCATCTGCGCGCCGCCTACCAGTTGATCGCCGTTCATCCAACTTTTCCTTATGCGCCTATCGGCTACGCCGGAGCGTCGGCGGTGTCGTGACATGGGGGATCGCCAGGGCGAGCGAGATTTCGATCAAGCGTTCGGAGACAGCGACCATCGTGATCTGGATTTCGCCGAGCTTGACCTTCAATTCCTCGATCGCGGCCTTCAATTCCTCGATCGAGGCGGGCGTGTAGCCCGGCTCTTCGGGGTCGGGCATCTGCGGGTGGCCGGGGTCAAAGATCATCGCTCCTCCTTTCAGCGTGCCGTCTTCGTTCGCCAAGTTGCTGGGATGGTCGAACGGGATCAGCGGCGGAAACGGGGTGCGGATCATCGTTCGTGCTCGATGAAGCGCTGCGCCAGGGCGGCGTAGAGGCTCCTGGCGGCGAACAGTTTAAGAAAATCGCCGCTCTCGATTTCGGCCGCGTTCGAGGCCAGAATCGCCTCGTCGCCATCGACCACCGGGTCGCCGGCGCCGTCAACGAACACCAGCTCATGATCGGGGGCTTGGCGGACCGAGATCTCGACGCCGTAGATGTGGCCGACCTTTTGCGCCATCGAGGCCAGGATCAGTTCGACGTCGTCGATCGACCGGGCGGGGGCAGGGAGTTCAACCATGCGCGCCACTTTTTTGGTAAAAGGCCTCGGGCCGGTTCATAGCGCACGTTGGGGGCGAGAGCCAGAGCCCGCGCGCGGTCGAGCTTACGACGGGGGGATGGCGGCGATGGCGTGGGCGCTGGCGGCGATCGGCGTCGTGTGCATCGGCGTCGGGGCCTATTGCCTCGTGCGCGCCTGGGCGATGTGGTAGGCGAGGCAGGACTCGAACCTGCGAAGGACTAAGCCACCGGGTTTACAGCCCAGCTCCATTGCCGCTCGGGACACTCGCCCAAAAATCCGGCGGGCGTCCGGATGGACGCCCGCCTTC